TGGTGGCCGCCGCTCCAGGGGGGCGCTACCGCACCCCCCTTTCAAAGAACATAGGCCGGGCGAGCGCCGACGTNNCCGNNAACATNCGCTCGCGCANCGCGGAGANNGCGCGCGAACACCCCCAGCCGAGGCACNANNGTNATAGGNGCCACCGGCCAGAGGCAGACGCTCACCGTGGTTGCGCATCCAGAAGTTATCGCCTCCAAGGCCCGCCACGGGCGGATACAGGCACAGCACCTTGGCGATATTGGGCACCGTCAGCCCCTCCTTCAGCCCCATGCTTTCCATCGCCTGGCTGGTGCCATTCACCAGGTCATCTTCGTCCACGTTGCCAGAGCGGCTGGTCACCGTATCGGACAGCACGTTGCCGCCCGTGCCGTTGGCACCCGTGGCGTCGTACTTCAAAGTGCCCGCCGTACCCGGCGCAACCAGCGTGCCGTCCGATGCCTTGATGGCCTTCCAGAGCGTCGAGGTGCGGCTCTGGTCTTTGGTGTTGTCGGCCGCGTCATTGTTGGCCAGCACCTGGATTTCGCCGTTGTTGAGGCGCAAGCCGCCTGTCCATTCCCACACGTTGCCATTGAGGTCGGCAATACCGCTGGACTGCCCGTTGTGCCGCCACGAAGCCGGGCCGGAGCCGGTGTAGTGCCGACCATTGCCGGAGGCATCACCAGGCGTGCCGCCATCGACGCGGCGGGCTACTTCCCAGGGAGAGCCGATGTCTCGGCCCCAGTTGTTGTTACCGCGCGGCATGGTGCCGTTCTTCCAGCACCAGAGGGCGATGGCGGCCCATTCGGCGTTGGTCATCATGTGCCAGCCGGGGCCGTTGTTGGCCGCCCACGTCCTGAAGGTGTCGTAGTTGGCGCTGACCTGGGGCACCGCGCCGGGGAAGGACAGCAGGTTGCTGTCCTTGACGCAACCGACATGCTGGCCGATGAACAGCTCGCTTTTCTCCACGCCGTTGACGATGAAGGCCGGATGCACGCCGGTGCCCAGCGATGCGTCGATGTCCTGGAGGTTGAACTTGGGGATGACGTTCATGTAGCTCGGGTGCCCGGCCGCCGTGTAGAGCACGGTGACGAGGCCGCCCGTGGCCGCTTCCACGCTCGCGCGGAGGTCGTCTTTGATGAAGATGGTCATGGTGGGTGCTCCTGGGTCAGTTGGTGGGCCACAGCGTCAGCGCGACGCGGTTGGGGTCGAACGGCACGGGGCTGCGCACGATGGTCGGCTGCTCGTCCTCGCCGAGCGGGCCTTCCTCGTCCACGTAGCGGCGGGCCGGGATTTCGATCTGCGCCAGGAACGCGCCTTCGCCGCCTTCCTGGGCGACGCCATCGTGCTGGCGGATTTCGATGGTCTGCGTGGCGTCCTCCTCGCGGGCCTCGCAGTTGACGGCGACACCGGCGACCGTGATGACGGCACCGTTGACGGAGAAGTCGGCCGAGAGCTGGCCCGGCTGTTTCAAGATGATTTNCGGCATGGATGATCTCCTTTCAGGGGTTTAGGCGTTGAGGCGGCTGACCCGCCAGCGGGCCACCACGTTGTCGGCAGCGGCGGCCAGCCGCACGGTGAAGCCGTTGCTTGCACGGCTGGCCACCACCAGGCTCTTGGCCTCGGCGGGCGCGCCGCTGGCCGAGAGCACGTCGAAGGTGACGTGGTAGGCCGAATCCGGCAGCGCTGCGAGCTGCGGCGACGCCGAGGCGGGGTTGTCCAGCAAGATCGGGAACCCGGCCTCGACGCGGCGCACATCGTTGAGCGTGACGGCCGCCAGGTTGGGGTCGGTGGCATCGGTCGAGCCAGCGGGCACGGTGAGGTTGTAGAGGCGGATGCAGCCGTCCGGCACGGCCTGGCCGATGGACGTCACGGCCAGCCGCCACAGGCCGCTGGCGTCCTGGAACAAATAGGCGAACACGGTCACGGCCCCCGAGCCGGTGTTGCTGGGCACCGAGGCCGCGTTGTTGCCGTCCGCCACCGCGAACTTGCGGCCCTGCGCGAAGCAGGTGCCAGTCGAGATGTGCAGGTTGCGCGCGGCCGTGGTGGACTTCGTCACGGTGCAGCCGCTGACCACGCCCCGGTTGCTGATCTCCAGCACGCCTTCCTGCTGCGCGAACTGGTGCAGCGCGCGCACGCCCTGGTTGGCGACATTCGCCTGGTCGATAGCGAACTTGATGGCGGCCAGCGAGGCATCCTGCGCATCCGGCCCAAGCGCCTCGGTGGCCTCCTCGATGGAGGTCATGCGCGCAGCCAGGTTGGCATGGGTGCCCTTGGCCGCATCGACCTGGTCGGCACGGGCCTTGAGGTACGTGGTGCGGTTGGCGAGCTGCTTGGCCTGTACGTTGGCGATGCCGTTGGGGCCGCCCAGCACGGGGTCGGTGGTTTCGATCTGGTAGATGCCGCCTTCCCAGGTCGAGGTTTCAGTCACGTTTGCCATGAATCGGTCTCCTTAGAAAAGAATCGTCCAGGAGCCGGTCAGCGACAGGTCGGACTCCTTCTCGATGGGTTTGCGCTGCTTGCGCGAGAACAGCGTGCCGTCTGCGCAGAGCAGCCCGAACTCGGTGATGGCCACGCCGTTCAGCTCGGCCGTGGACAGGCTCCAGTTGAAGCGCACCTGGCCGGTGGCCGGGTATTCCACGCTGCCGATGGCCTTGATGTAGGGCGAGGTCAGCGCCGTTTGGCCCGGCGCGGCCGCAGCCTGGCCAACGCCGAAGCCGATCTGCGTGATGTGCCGGTTCGTGCCCGCGCCGCCGATCAGGCGGGCGAGCTGGTTCTTGGCACCGTTGACGATGAGGTTCTCCTCGTCGATGACCGCGACCAGAACACCGGAGCGGTACACGTCAACGTGGAAGTGCCCGGCCAGCGGAACGCCTTCCTTGATCTTTATTTCCATTACGCCTCCAACATGGTGACAACGTCGCCGCTGTAGGCCGAGTTGCCGAAGTGAGTGAATTGCCCGGCGTACCGCTCCGAACCGTCAAAGCGGTGGGCGCTGTAGGCCAGGCGGCCGTCGAAGCGCCGATGACGGCGCAACGTGATGGGCATGGGCAAGTCCTCGGCCACCGGAGCCGATGCGCCGAAGTCGGCCACTCCGCTGTAGTCCAGCTCGCCCGTGAACACCGGGCAGCGCGTCTGCTGGTCGAAGAAGCCGAGCGTGGCCTCCAGGCTTTCTTCCTCGCGGTCGCCCTCGTAGCGGGCACCCTCGGCCGTGGCCGAGAAACCGTTGTGCAGGGCCGTGCCGTTGAAGCGCAGCGCGCCATTCCAAAGGTGGGTGGCACCCTGGTCGTAGGCCAGAGCGCCGTCATAAAAGTGCTTTCCCCATCGGTGCTGGTCGTCATGCGTCATGACGCCCTGGTGTTGCTCGACCTCGGCCATGTCCACGCGCTCGGTCTCGCTGGCGCGGTAGCGCACGTCCACCAGGTGGCTGCGGGCCGGTTTCCAGGCGTTGACGGTTTCGACGATGAGCGCGGTCTGCGCCGAGGTGATGGGCTGCTCATCGCCCGCATCGGCGATGACGCGGAACTGCGCCCAGCCGTAGGCGGCGTAGGCTTCCGCGCCGCTGAACGTGATCGCGCCGTCATAGCGGTTTGACGGCAGGCGCTCCTCGATCTCCAGGTCGTTGAAGCCCACCGCCTTGAGCGCCTCGCGGATGCTCCAGGGCGTGCCCTTGTGCCGGTGCAACGCCACGGCGCGCGCCAACAACGTCCGCCGCTGCTCCGGCGTGGTGGCCAGCCGCCAGCCTTCCGCGCCCATGACGTGGAACTGCTCGCCAAGGTGCGGCAGCGCGGACTCGGCGACGTGCTCGAAGTCATAGACCAGCGTGGGAGCCAGGTCGAGTTCGACCAGGCGCGCGATCAGCACCTCAAGCGCCCGCATGGACAGGTCAACCGCAAGCGCGGGCGGCAGCAGCGAGGGCTTCTCGAAGTCAGCCATACGCCACTCCCGTCACCGTCACCTTGATGCCGGTGCAGCGCGGCCACTCCCACTTCTCCAGGTCGATGTCGGCCGCAGGCTGCACGGGCGAGACGGAATACACGCCGTAGACATGCAGCGCGTCGATGAGCTGCGAGCGCACGATGGACGTGCCGAACTGCACCCGGCTGTCGCGGAAGTCCTTCGCGGCCTGCTCGACCTGCGCCTGGGCCAGCGCCGCGTCGGCCGTGTGGGTCAGCACGACGCGCACGTCGATGGCGTAGTCCACCGGCACCGGGTCGGCGACCATGACCTGGTCGTTGAGCGGGCGTACCTTCTCGGCGCTGCACGTCGCCAGCACGGCCGCCTTGATGGCTTCGCCAGGCAGGCCCGAGCTGGTCAGCGGGTACAGCGTCACGTCGCCGGGGATGTGCGAGATGACGGCCACGTCCACGATGTCCGGGTGGGCGCTCATGGCGTGGAAGCGGTACGCCTCCACCGAACCGGCCACGCTGAAGGTTTCCGGTGCGGCCACGATGCGCTCGCGCAGGCGCTCGTCGTTTTCCTCGTCCGCGCCGCCCTCGGAGGTAGTGATGTTCTCGACGCTGGCCACGACCAGGCCCGATGGCGTCTCCACCAGCGTCTTGATCTGGCCAGGAACGAAACCATTGCCCACAACACCCGCCTGGGTGCAGGTGGCTTGCACCTCGACCACCGCCACGCCTGCGCCCACGGTCACGGCCTGCGCGGTGGCGAAGGACACGCCGCCGCCTTCCACCTCAGTTCCCTGCGGCAGCACGGTGGCGATGTTCGGCGCGGGCGAGAAGGTGAAGCGCAGCTTCACGCTGGCAGCGACCGCCGCCACGCGCTCCACGCCCACGTTCTCGCCGATGTTGTCCAGAATCACGCCCCGGCTGTAGCGCACCAGGTTGAGCTTCGCGCCGTCCTGGAACGCTTCGCGCACCAGGCTCTCGCGGTAGGCGATCAGGTCGATGAGCAGGCGCTCCACCTGCGCCGGGTACAAGGTCTTGCCGGTCAGTGATTCATAGGTGGCGATCATCTCCCGTGTGACCTTCGCGGGGTCGCGTTCGATGAAGCTCGGCTCCGGCAGTTGGCGGTCGAGCAGACTCATAGCACCTTCCTCATGGGCACGCGGGTGGAGAACATCTCGGCCTCCACGCTGTCCGCGAACACCCACTCGATGCTGACCAGCAGGCCCGACTCGCTCTCCCGCGTCACCGGCACGCGCATCACCTGGATGCGCGGCTCCCACAGGGCCAGCGCATCCACCGCCTCACGCACAAGGTGCGGGCGGGCGCTGTCGATGGGGTAGTCGAGGTAGAGGTGCAGCTCACTGCCGAAGGTGGGGCGGTGCGGGTCGCTCCCCTTCGGCGTGGTCAGGATGATGTGGATGCACTGGTTGATGTCGGCCACGCCCGTCACGATCTCGCCCAAGCGATCACTCGCAAGGCCGGACGGATGGCCCGCAACTTCGCCCGACAGAGCGGGCTGAAAGAAGGCTGGGCGAGAAGTGGCGGGGACGTTGGCAACCATGCATCTATGGTCGCGTTCGCCCCTCTTTTCAGCGATTAAAGGGCTTTAGTTTCTGCCGTCAGGGAACAGGCACGCCGGACGTGTCGCCGCCCGACCGCACACCGCTGGTCTTGTGCTGCTTGAGGCTGATGTCGTCGGCCTTCACGTCGCCGCCGGTCACCTCGATGGTGCCGCTGATGCTGGCGGCCGCGCCGCCGCCGCTGCCGCCCTTGCCGACCATGCCGCCGTTGTACGAGAGCAGCCCCTCGACGGTGAGCTTGCCGGTGCAGGTGGTCTGGGGCGTGTCCAGCGTGACCGATGGCGCTTTCACCGTCACGTCGCCGTCTGCGGTCAGATTTGCAACGCCCTTGCAAACGATGTTCATGGCCCCGCTGCTGCGGTCGTACTCGACCGAGCCGCCGTCCTTGAACTGGAGCCGGAACTTGTCCGGGCTGCTCACCGGCGGCGCGTCGGCGTCGGAGTAGATCGCGCCGAGGACGCAGCCGTCCTCCATGAACTCGTCCAGGATGCAGCCGACATGCTCGCCGACGTCCAGCGTCCACACCACCTGGTCGGCGAAGGTCTTGGGATGCAGCAGCGGCAACCAGGCCGTGACCAGGCTGTCCACATCATCGAAGCGCACGCGTGCGAACCCTGGCCGCGATTCGGCCACGATGCCCTGCTTGTAGCGCACGCCGCCCGTGGCCATGTTCATCATGCCGTCGCTCCTTGCTTCGGGTCGCGCACGCGCTTGACGTCCACCTCGGTGCCGTAGCCGGAGCTGCGCGAGACGCGATGCCGCGCCTGCGTAACCGTGTACTTGCCGTCCATCTTGCCGAAGCCTTCCAGCTTCACGTTCACTCCGGCCATCAGCTTGACCTGGCCGGGCATGGTCAGCGTGCCGCCAGTCTGGTCTTCATTGGCCCTGTCCAGCGCCGCGTCGGCCTTGAGGCGGGCCTGCTGTTCGTTCTCGGCCCGCACGTTGAGCTTCAGCTCGTCGGCACTATGTTGGTTGCCCTTGGCCTGGGCGTCCTTCACCGTGGCCTTCTTGACCTGCTTGGTCTTGGGATCGTGGTAGGAAGCGGTGGCCGCCGTCACCACGCCGCGCACCTTGTCGCGGAAGTGGTAGGTGGTCACGTCCTGGCGGCGAATCACCAGAGTAGGTTCTGCCGCCTTCAGCTCCGACCGCTTGAAGAAGCAGAGCTTGTCGCCGCGCACCGAGAACGAGTAGCCGTAGCTCTCCGAAACGCGCTTCAGGAAAGTCAGGTCAGTCTCGTACACCTGGGTGACGCGCGCGATCTTCACCGGCTCAATCGTGCCGGTGAGCTTGAGCTTGTTGCGCTGGGCCACGGTCTTCGCTACATCGCCCAGCGTGGTGTTCTCGTAGGCCCGACCGTTGCGCGTCCTCACGCTGCGCTTCACGCCAGCGGCCAGCGCCTTGATGCGAATCACATCCGGCGGGCCTTCCAGCTCGACCTCATCCACCTCGAACTCGCCGCACGGCAGCAGCGGCTCGCCAGCGAAGCCGAGCTGCACCTGCACCACGTCGCCGTGCTGCGGATACCAGGCGTCCTGCCAGCGGCGCTCGGCATCCTCCAGGGCCATATCGACGGAATCGCTCTCGCCCTCCATGAAGTCCACGTAGGTCAGATCGACCAGCGCGGGCGCGACGTGGGCCGAGATGTCCTTGCCCTCATAGACCACCACCACCTTGGGCGCGGCAACCTTCAGCGTTTCCACGGCGGCAGCTCCTCATCCTGCAATGCCTGGCTGGCCTCGGCCAACGGCAGCACCGGCACCAGCACCACCTGGCCAGAGGGCAAGGTCGAGCTGATGTCCAGGGCCGGGTTGGCTTCGATGATGCGGCCGTAGGCCAGCGGGTCGCCGTAGTAGCGCCAGGCCAGCGTATCCCAGCGTTCGCCTTCCACGGTGACGTGTTCGATGCAGTCGATGGCCTTCATCGTGCGCTCCTGGTCGGCGGTGCGCTCGCGGGCCTGGACGCGGGTGCGCGGTTGACGGTCTGCGCAGGCTTCTTCACCTGGCCGTTCGGGTCGGTCTTTTCGGTGGCCACGGCATCCTGCTTGGTGGTCTCCTCGATCAGCACCACAGGCCGCACGTACTCGCGCAGCGTCAGCTCTGCCTCCATCCAGATCAGCGTGCCGTCGCGCATCACCTGGCGCGTGGTCACACGCACCTCGGTGGGCACGAACCAGCCCTTGTAGTCGCCGTTGGCGAACACCAGCGGCAGCGCCTCGTGGCGGGTGATCGCGCCGCGCATCTTGAGCATCTCCAGCTCCGGGTCGCAGAACCCGGCGTGGAACACCAGCCGCCAGGTCACTTCGTCCAGGTTGTCGCCCACCCATTGCAGCCTGGGCTTGCCTTCGATCAGCGCGTGCTCGGCGTAGTTGGCCGAGAAGCTGGCCTCCATGCCCTCGAAGTAGGTGATGAGGTCGAACGTGATCTCGCCCAGCAGCGCGTGCTGCGACACGCCGCCGCGCGTGCGCGTCAGCTCATGGATGATCTGCGCGACCGTGCCCGAACCGAAATTGCCTACCGGCGTCATGATCGCCATTTAGAAAGCCCTCCGTTGTTGCTCGGCCTGCAAGCGCCGCAGCATCTGCTCCAGCTCGCGCATGGAGAGCTTGAGGCCCTCCTGCACCTGGCCGCGCACGTCGCCGCCGCTGCTGTCGCCGCCGCCCACCGAGATGTTGGGCGAGAAGTGAATCACCATCCCCTGGTCGGGTGCGGCCGCCGCCGAGTCGGCCGCGCTCTCGCGGCGCGCCACGGCCTGAGTCACCTCGCCGACCCGCTGCATGGACGCGGGCACGGCAGGCTGCGCGGCCAACATGGGCGACTCCAGGCGCGGCAGGTCGACGCGCACCGGGCTGGGCGCGCTGGCCTGCGGCATCACCACCGAGGCGACCAGCCTGGCCACGGGCGACGCTGCAAGGCTCGGCATCTCGATACGCGGCATCTGCGGCATCGGCAGCATCGGCGCGGGCGTAGCCGCCGGGCGCGGCAGCGCGGGCGCGTCCAGCCGCGGAACACCCATGCGCGGCAGCTCGACGCGCGGCATGGCGGCAGGCGCAACCGGCCGCAGCGCCTGCGCGGCCGGAGCTTCCAGGCGCGGTGGTTCAATCGGCTGGCGCGTCTGGATGGAGCTGTTCACCCCAGCGACGGCGGTATTGCTCGCGGCGACCGCACCGGCCAGCGCCACCCCGGCCAGCCTGCCAGCCGCGCCTTGGACGCCCGGCACGGATTGCAGGATGCCCAGCGCCGCGCCCTCGCCGATGTTGCCGCCGAAGCCCATGAACACCCTGGACGGCGACTTGATACCCAGCAGGTTGGTGAACTTCGACTTGAGGCCCGAGGCGAAGTCGCCGATGGCCGTGACCGCGCCACCAATGGCCGATTTGATGCCGTTGGTCAGCCCGCTGATGATGTTCGCGCCGAAGTCCGTGAAGTTCTTCGGCAGGTCAACGCCGAACCAGGACAGCACGCCAGAAAATGCTTTGTAGAAAAGCCCCATCGGCGACCAGTTCACGATGAGCTTGCCCACGCCCGCAATGCCGCCGGAGAAGGCGCTGGTGATCTGGCTCCAGATGCCGGTGAAGATCGACGTGACGCCGTTCCAGGCGCTCACGAAGCCCGACTTGATGCCGCCCCACAGGCCCAGGAAGAAGCCCTTGATCGGCGTCCAGTAGCGATACACCAGGTACGCGCCTGCCGCGATGCCGGTGATGATGAGGCCGATAGGGTTCATCAGCATGGCGCGGCCCAGCGCGATGACTGCAACCCTGGCCACGCCCAGCGCGCCCAGCAGAGGCCCGCGCAGCACGCCGCCCAGCCAGGCCGCGCCGCCACCGATGCGCGTCATGAGCGAAAAAACCTGGAAGCCCGAAGCGAGCACGCGGCCGAAGGACATGGCCACGCCGAGCGCGAAGAAGGTGCTGATCGCCGCGCCCAGGCCCAGCACCAGGAAACCCAGCGCCTTCGTGGCGCGCGGGTTGCTCTCGGCAAACTCCGTCAGCCAGCCGGTGGCGGTGTTCAGGCCGTTGATGAGCGGGTGCAGCGCCTGCACCACCGGCCCGGCCAGGGCCGCGCCCAGGTTCTCCATGGAGCCGCCCAGGGCTTCGATGGTGTTGCGGCTGCTGGCCGTGGTGCGTTCGATGCGCTGCTGCAAACTGGCCTGCTGCGCCATGCGCTCCTGCGCGGCGCGGAACCCGGCCATGCCTTGCTCGGCCAGAATCATGGCAGGGCGGCCAGCTTCCGCGCCAAACATCGCCTCGGCCACTTCCATCGCGGCCTTGTCGCCCAGCTTGTCCTTGATGGTCTTGAGCTTCTCCAGCTCGGTGACCATGTGGTCGAGGCCCGCGAAGTTGCCCTTCTTGTCGAAGAAGTCGAAGGTGATGCCCGCGTCCTCCATCAGTCCCTTGGCGTGGCCCTTCATGCCCTTCTTGGCGTCTTCGATCATCTGCGGCCCCTTGGCCAGCCGCGAGAGCATCATGGAGAAGTTGGTGCCGAACGAGGAACCCTCCAGGCCGACCTGCGCGGCCATGCCCTGGATGGCCAGCATCTTGTTGGTGTTGTCGATGCCGGAGATACCGAGCTGATTGAGCATGGGTGCCTGGTAGGCGCTGGCGGCCATGAGGTCGGACGGCTTCATGCCGAAGGCGAACTTGGCCCGCTGCATGGAGTCGGCCATCTTCGTCAGCTCGTCGTCGGAGAGCTTGTAGGCTTCGCGCAGCTTGGCCGCCATCTCACCGGCCTCCTCGGTGGGCATACGCAGCACCACCGACAGGTACGAAGCCGCCTTCAAGCCGCCGCCCAGCACCGATTCGACCGCCACGCCTTGCTCCATGAGCGCGCGGGCGGTGCCAACGAAGTCCGCCGTGGTGCCCGGCAGCAGGTTGCCCAGCTCGATGGCCTGGCGCTTGAGCGCGTCGTAGGTGCCGCCCACCTGGCCGTTCTTGTCCATCATGGCGACCTGGAGCGAGTTGAGCGCATCGTCCTGGCGGATGAACGCCCCAACGGGCGCACCCAGCGCCCGCGCGGTGCCATAGGCGGCCATCGCATCGCCCCAGCGCGAGTTGAGGTCGGCGCGAGCCTGCTGCTGCGCGTTCTGCGCGGCCTTGAGCTTCTCGTAGCGGGCGGTCAGTTTGTCCACCGTGGCCTGCTCGTCGCGCATGGCCTGGGTGATGCGGCGGCGGTGCTCGGCCAGGTTGCGCGTGGAGACACCGTTCTGCTCCAGGGCCGAGCGCAGCCGTTGCAGGCGCTCGGTCTGACGCATCACGCTCTCGTTCATGCCCTCGCCCTTGTCGCGGGCTTCCTTGAACTCGCGCGTCAGCTCCTTGAGGGTCTTGTCGGCGTCGGCGGCCTTGGCGCGTAAGGCATGAAGCCGCGCCCCTTGTTCTTCGGTGGCTCGTGCGGCCTTGTCTGCCAGCTCGGTGCGATAGGCTTGCAGCGCTGCGGTCGCCGCGTCCTGCTCCAGACGAGCCTGGGCCACGGCCCGCCCCAGGGAAGTGGTGGCGTCCTGGTGTGCCTGGATATTCTCCTTCGCCGCTTGCAGGCTGACGCTCATGCTTTCGCTCTTAAGACGCGAAGCATCGAACTCTCTGGTCAAGCCCTTCAAGGTCTTGTCGGCAGATGCGGCCTGATCTCGCAACCCCTTTAGGCGTTCGCGCTGTTCAGCGGTGGCCCGCCCAGTCTGCCCCGCCAATTCGGTGCGATAGGCTTGCAGCGCTTCGGTCGCCGCTACCTGCGACACGCGAGCTTGGGTCACGCCACGACCGAGTGCCGCCGTAGCGGACTGATGGGCCTGGAGTTTTTCCCTCGCAGCGTGAAGGCTTGCGTTCATGCCTTCGCTCTTAAGACGCGAGGCATCGAACTCCTTGGTCAAGCCTTTCAGGGTCTTGTCGGCAGATGCGGCCTGGTCTCGCAACGCATTGAGCCGCGCCTCCTGCTCCTCGGTAGCCCGCCCGGTCTGCCCCGCCAACTCAGTGCGATAGGCTTGCAGTGCTTCGGTCGCCGCTTCCTGCTGGACGCGAGCCTGGGAAACAGCGCGGCCCAGCGAGGTGGTGGCCTCCTGATGCGCCTGGAGTTCTTCCTTCGCCTTTTGCAGTTCCTTCTTCTGGACGGCGAAGGCATCCACGGTCTCCAGGCCGAGTTCCTTCATCCGGGATTTGGCCTGAACAACCTTTTTTTCTATACTGCCGAGGTGGCCTACCACAGTCCCGATAGTGGTGGCAACAGCACCAGCCCCCATCGACGAAAAGACGATACCCAGCGTTAGCGTTTTCGACATGAAAAACTGGCTCCAAAAAACATGGCAAGAAGCAGGCGATCAAGCGGAACGCGACACCGCTGACGCCATGAAGCTGCCCTGGGCGCAATGCTCCGGGGTGGTTGGCTTCCTGCTCGCGTTCTTGGGCACGGTGCTCGGCCTTCTTCTCACCTCCATCCCCGGAGCCATCGGCGGCGGCATCATTGGCTACGTCCTGGGCCTGGTGCTTTGCCTGCCCCTGCGCTGGGTCGCCTGGATGGTTCCCACGCCCTTCGCCTGGCTGGCGCGCCGCCTCGGCTACGTTCGCGTTCGGTAAGCCGCTGCGGCGGCATCGGCCTGCTTCACCGCCAGGCCCACCCACTTCTCAAAGTCCCACCACTCCAGCTCGTAGATTTCCGAGGGCTGGAAGTGGAACCACTTGGCGAGCAGCCCGCACGCCTCCCACAAGGTCTCGTCAGGAAGCGCGGGGCAGCCACAGACTTTGAAACGCCGCCTGGACGGTGGCCAGGTCGGCCAAGTCCAGCTCCTCGATGTCCTCGACGGTGAGCTTCTGCTCGGACAGCATCGCCATGAGCACCAGCTCGCGGCGGGCCGGGTCGGATTCGATGCGCTGCGCAGCCACCATGTCCTTGGCCTTGCCGCGCCGGAAGCTGATGGTCTTGACCTCGCCGTTGGGCGTGGCCAGGGGCTGCGCCAGATCCACGCTGGCCGGATTGACGGGAGCAGCGGCCGCTGCGGTGGTGTTCTTCGTGGTGTCGCTCATGATCAGCCTCCGATGTTGGTGCGGTACAGGTCGAGCTTGTCAACGCCGCCGACCTTGTAGATGTTGGCCATCGCATCGACCTCCAGCACGTCCGAGCCGTTGACCTGCTGCTTGATGTAGGTCGCGTAGAACTTGCTGCTGAACTCGGCCTTGTCGTTCTGCTTGAAGTCGCCGGTCGGCACTTCGTAGAACGACGCGGTGAGGAACACCACGTAGGGCACCTGCTGGGTGCGGCCCTGGCTGGTGTAGGTCTCCAGACTGCCGCGCGCCTGGAGCTGCACCGGGGTGAACGGGTCGAGCAGCTTGGGCCACACGTTGGCGTAGAACGAGTTCCACTTGATCTCGCCTTCCAGCGCATCGAAGCCGCTGGGCAGCTTGAGTCGCGCCGACCATAGCCCACGGCCTTGGTGCGTCGGCCATCTTGAACTTCACGACCGGGAGCTTGAACTCCTCGGCCTGGCCCAGCAGGCTGTTGCCGTCGATGTAGATATTCGCGTTGTTGAGCGTATTGACTTGAATGCCAGCCACGATTGGCTCCTTTCAGATTGGTGGAGTGGGTCAGGAGGTACTTCGTGCCCAACTGGTTGANGTAGTCCGTGTTGACGATGGACTTGTAGGTCACCCGCTCGGTGGCCGGCGGCGGCATGAAGTCGTAGGTGAACGTGGCGTGGCCCGCCGACAGGTCGGTGGTTTCGTTGTCCGCCGGGTCGTACCAGACCTTGCCGTCGATGATCGCGCCGTCCGCCTTGAGCTTGCGCATGAAGGCGTTGCCGCTCTCCACGATGGCGTCGATGAGCGCGTTGTCCAGCGGGCGATCCATGTACTGGAGCGTGTAGTACTCCAGGCTCTCGGCGATAACGTCAGCCGTGCGCAGCACGTTGATGAAGTTCTTCGGGTGCGTATCGCTGGGGAACGCCGCGCTGCGGTTGCCCCACAAGCGGATACCCGTGCCGTAGCTGTTGAACACCGTGATGATGCCCGCCTCGTTCAGCAAGTTGGCCTCGCTGTTGGCGTCATTGACCATCGCGTAGATCGGCGTCTCCAGGCCGGTCACGCCGAGCAGCTCGGTGTTCGACGGCGACCACCAGTAGCCGTTCTCCTGGTCTTTGCGGGCGAGCGCGCCAGCAGCGTAGGTCGCCAGGTCGGCCAGCACCTCGGTGTCGGTCGCAGTGTCGTAGTCCTTGACGTGCGGGAAGCACAAGCCGACGCGCCGCGAGCTGGTGTTGAAGTTGATGCTGCCGGACGGCCCGCGCCCGGTGATCGCCTGCTGGAACGTGGTGCCGATGGGCGCGCTGACGAAGCCGAAGGCGCGAATGCTCTCCATCAGCGCGACCAGCTCAGTGGACACCGAGTTGAGGGTGCTGAACACCGGCGCGATGATGATCTTCGGGTAGTAGCCGAAAAGCTGGTAGCTGTCGCGTAGCGCCTTCATGCCCGTGCGCTGGCCCGCCGCGTTGACGGTGCCGATGACGTCCGAGGGCTGCACCTTCGACGGGTCGGCCCAGGTATAGGTCGCCTTCAGCGTGGTGGGGCTGGCCACGGTGCCCGCCGGGATGCTGCCGGTGCTGATGCGCTCGCCGGTGCCGGTCGCCGCGTCGAACGAATAGTCCGTGTCCTTGACGTAGGTGGTGGTGCCCGCCGAGTTCGTCAGCGTAATGTCCCCCACCACGGCAGCATGGCCCAGCGAGAACTTGCCGTCCTGGTCAACGGTCACGACCTCCGGCGTGGAGAGCGTGGTCTTGTGCGTGGCCGGGTCGAGCACGTTGATGACGATGGCGACCGTGCCCTTTTGCTTGTAGACGCGGTTGAGCGCCTTGCGGATGGTGCTGTTGGGGATGTCCTCGCCGAACTGCGCGAAGTCGCGCTCGCTGGTGACCAGGATGGGCGTGTTCACCGCCCCGGCCGCCGCCGTGCCGATGATGCCGATAACGGCGGTCTTCACCAGCGTCACGGCACGCGGGCCGCTGTCGATCTCGATGGTTTCAACGCCGTGCAGAAAATTTGCAGCCATTGGAATCTCCTTTCAGGGTTACTTGGTCTTGCTCGACGACTTCTCGGTCGCGGCCGTGGTTTCGGTGGAGCTGGTGGTGGCGGCCTGCTCGACCTGCACCGGCACGACTTGCACCGGGGTCAGGCGGCCCTTCTCCACCAGCACGTGCACCAGGTCGTGATCGGCGGGCAGCTCGACCTCCTGGTTGTTCCAGAGCAGCACGTCCTGGTCATTGAGGTTGCCCTTGCCGTCGCTCACCTTGAGCGTCACGGCGGAATCGGGGCCGGTGTAGAGAAAGCGAGACATAGGGGACTCCTTCGATTAAGTGGTTTGGGGTAGCTGCACGGCACGCTCCGTCAACAGCGGTGCGTTGTCTTCGTTGGTGACGGGCCAGGGGCCTGGCGGGCGCGGCCGGTTGGCCACGGTGGTCATGGGAATGGCGAAACGCAGGCTGTAGCCCCACGTTCCCTCGACGTAGTCGTCGAACTCGATGCTGATGACACGCACCTGGCCAGAGGCGAACTGCGGCACCCAGCCCATGAGCGTTTCGCGGCAGGTCTGGAGCAGGTCGTAGATGCCCACGCCCAAGGCGGCCTCGACCGTGCCGGGCGCATTGGCCTCGCGCAGCGTGCGCGACACCAGGCCCAGCTCGAACTCGTCCTCGTACGGGCACCAGTTGCCCGGCCGTGGCGCGGTGCGTGAACTTGCTGCCGCGATAGATAACCAGAGCCGCGCCGTGGGGATGGGCCATGCGGTAGTCGCGCGGGCGCTCCGGCCAGGCGCGCACGTCCACCTTGGGATGCGCCTGGCCCGGCAGCGTGAGCGCCACCGAAAGGCGGGCCACGATGGCGTTCTCCAGCTCGCCGACCGTGCTCATCAGCGGTTCCTCCTGCCGAACAGCGACGGCGGCTGGCCGAACTGCGGCATACCTGCCGATTGCGATGCAGGGTTGTCCGCCACGTCGGCGCGCAGCTTCGCGCCAGGCAGCGAAACGTCGCCGCAGCCGATGGCCTTGAGCAGCTTCACCACGTCCTCGTAGCGTTGGCGTGCATCCTTCACGTCATCGGCGGGCCGCAGCGTCTGCATCCGGTAGATGGCGATGTCGCACGCGCAGCGCACCAGCACCATCGGCGCGGCCATCTGCTCGCCGCTGTCCACATGCACCAGCGGCAGCACGTAGCGGCGATCAAGCCAGGCGTCGATCTCGGCGGCAGCATCGGCCAGCGCCTGGGCAGCGCGGCCAGCGTCGAGCGCCTGCGCATCCGGGTCGGTGATGAGCCGCAGGTCACGCTCGGCGTAACGCTCGGTCAGTTGAGTGAGGGTGGCGTAGTCCATGCCGTCACTTTGCCGAGCGCCCCTCTATGGGGACAGTAAAGGTCTTTAGTTTTTGCTGGCGAAGCAGCAGCCCGCCGGGCAAGTGCGCGCAGGCGGTTTCGGCGGGTTTTTCCGGGTGCATTGGCGTCTGCATCCCGGCGTGGGCCTTCCATCGCCGCACACGGCCGTTTGCGAACATTCGCAGCGCGCCCGAACGCCCCAGGCCATACAACCGGGGCACCGTGGCCGCTTAGAGGGCTTGTAGGGCCGCATAACGCGCCGCCGAAAAAAAGCCCGCGCCGGGGGAAACGGGCGCGGGCAAACTGCCGAGGAGAAGGGCAGGTGGCGCTGCGGCAGGAAGATCAGCTCGCCTGGCTGGGACGCGGCTCGCCGTTGAGGTCGGCCAGCGCATCGGCTTCGGTCAGCACCGGGCGCGCCAGTTCGTCGCGCAGGCGGAAGCCCAGCAGCTCGTAGACCTTGTCCACGGCATCCTTGCGGGCCTCGGTGCGGCCACGCTCGGCACTATGCTGCGCCGGGTCGATGGCACCGTAGTTGATGCCGACCACCTTGGTGCCGTTGCGCAGCGTCAGCACGGCGAACGTCACACGCTCCAAGCCAACCCACGATGCAGGCGCGGTGCCGAGCTGGGATTCGCCGAGCACGCCATCGGCAGCGGTGAAGCAGAACTCGCTGACGATCTCCGCTTCGACATCGGCCGGGGTGACACGCGGGCCGTTCACCTGAGTGGCTTCCATGTTCATACCTCCACGATCTCGACCGCCTTCACGTCGAGCAAGGATTGCAGTTGCTTGCCGCCGACCTCGAACGTGGCATCGCTGCCGGGTTCATAGACCTGGCCATCGTGCTCGACGCGCACGATGGGCCGGACTGTCCTGGCATCGCCCGACGCGGGCTTCGCCTTCTGCTCGGCCTGGGCCTGGTCTTCCGGTTGCGCGCTGGTCTGCACGGCTTCGGCCTGCGGTTTGTCGCCTTCGCCTTGCGGCGACTGGACGGGTTCCTTCTTTGCCATCGTCGCCCCCTTACGCCACAGCGTTCTGGAAGAAGTAGCCCAGGTCGCGGGCGCAGATGACTTCCTTCACGCGCTCGCCGGAGCGCACGCGCTGGGAGCCGGTCAGGCCGATCTTCGGCTCGTCGATGCTGCCCGCGATCTTGTTGCCCCACGCGGCGGTGAAGCCGTAGGTCACGCCAGCCTGCGGGCCTGCGGCGCGGTCGCGGTACAGGAAAGCCGCGTGCTTGCCCCACACGCGCGCCATGCTCGCGGCTTGGCCCTTCTTGGCCTGGTTGACGAAGCCCGCGCCGACCAGCACTTCTTGCAGCTCGAAGAACTCGGCGAACTCCTGGCGCGACACCATGCCCGCGCCCTGCGCGGTGCCCTTGATGGCCTGCACGATCTTCACGTTGCGGCGCAGCTTCGTCCAGGTCTGCTGGCCGAACACGGCGATGTTCGGGCGGATGATCGGCGAGTCCAGCGCGTCGCCGATGGCGGCCACCGGGTCGGCCGATTCGTGCGACCACTGGCTGGTGCCCGACAGCGTGGCCTGGTTGTTGGCCGAGAAGCTGGCCGGGTTGAATACCTTGGAAGCGACGCGCTGCTCACGGCCCAGGTTCACCAGGTTGGTCAGGTAGGCCGTGGCATTGCCGAGCGGATCGACGCCCTGGTTGTCGGCCTCCACGTCCTCATTCGGCACGATGTCATCCAGGCCGTGGTCTTCGACCTTGTCGGTGCGCTCCTCGGCCTTGAACTCGACTTCGTTGGGCACCGACTTGCGGCCCACTCGGGTGTCGGGGACGGTGAAGCCTTGCGCCAGGTCGTACTCCAGCCACTTGAACTCCTGCGAGGTCGGCGTGCGCGGCAGAACGCTGTCGGCGATCAGCACCACGTCCGGGTTGCGGTACGCGATGGCGATGGCGGTCAGCTTCGGGTCGATGGGAAACGGGCGAATTGCCATGTGAATCTCCTATGTGTGATGAGGGTTAGGCAGCGCCCTGGAGCACGCCGCGCGCAAGCAACACCGGGGCGATGTCGCCAGCGACCGCGCTGACCTCGGCGAAACCGATGATGTGGGCGTTGACGCCAGCCGCAGGCGCGGCGGACACGGCTTTGCCGTCAGCGTCCGCCGTCACCGGCTGGCCGCGCGCGACGGTGCCGCCGAACTCCACATCAGCGAGACCGGCGCGAACCACGTCCACGCGCTCGCCTGCGACCACGGGCAGCTCCGCGCTCACGCCGATGACCAGGTCGGTGCTGGCCGCAGCCTGCGCCACGCCGCCATCGGCCGCGCCGAACTTGACGATGCGGTAGGCCGCGATGTCGCCCTCGGCGGTGTAGTTCTTGATGAGGGTGGGATTGCCCATTGCTTACGCTCCTTTCGTGACGTGGGCCACGGCCGCAGCCGTGGAAACGGTGACACCGGCCTGGGCCTGTTCCTGCTGGTACTTCAGCGCGGCCTGGGCGATGGCGTTGGAGTCCTTCACGTCCAGGTCGCCGCCACCCGCAGGCGGGGTGCCGCCGGTCTGCGTGCCCTTGAGCGCGGCCAGCGGCTTGGCTTCCTTGAGGAAGGCTTGCAGCGCCGCCAGCGGCTGCGCGCGCCAGTAGGCTTCGTTGGGCGGCAGAATGCGCGCGTCGGACAGCGCGGCGGTCATCAGACGTTCGTGCTCGGCCTTGTCGCTGGTGGACTTGAGCGCGGCCAGCTCGGTGGTGAGCTTCTGGTGCTCATCGAGCGGGATGTGCTTGGCCGGATCGAACTGGTTGGCTTTCAGCGCCGCGATCTGCTGCTCCTGGTCGCGGGCTTTCTGCACCAGCGTGGAGAGCTGCGCGAGCGCGGTGTCGTCGCCGGTGTCCAGGGGCAATCCCAGGGCCACCAGCACCTTGGTTTTTTCCATGATGGGTTCCTCGTTGGTAGTCCTGCCAGAGCCGGGCAGTCGGCGTAGCGAATCGTTGGTGAGCGCGGTGATCTCGCCCAGCGCGCCGAGCGCGGGCTTGTTGGTGAGGGCCACGCTATGCAGGCCGAGCACCATGCCGGTCTCGGCGTCGAAGATGAGGATGGGCGAGATGTAGAGGTACTCGTCGCCCTCCAGATGCGCGCGGCCTGCGGGCGTCCAGGTCACATGCGCGAGCATCCCCACACCGGGCGAATACTCCAGCGCGGTGATCCAGCCAGCGGCGGGCGCGGGTTGCCCGTTCTCGGCGGCTTTGAGGGTCTGGTGTTCGTAGTCGATGGGCAGCTTGACGCCGCCCGCCTTGAAGTTCGCGTCAACCGCAGCAGCGGCCATCGCGTCAAGAAACCACGTCTTGGCCTTGACCCCGTCCATGTTGCCGGGGCGGCCGTCGAGGGCATCAAAGTGCCCATCGGGAATCACGCGCATCCGAGCAGGAGCGGTGCGCGTTGCGCCTTGGCCTTCGAGAACGATCTCGAAAGCCAGCGCTGCTACTTGTCGGTGTGCGGTGCTCTTGTCCATGCCGCCACTTTGCCGAGCGGCATGGGCGGCAGACAGTAAAGGCTTTTAGTTTTTGCCGGTGCGTCTTTTACCCGCGCGCGGAAACCTGGAGTCCAGCGTGTCCCGCAGCGACTTGATGGCTTGGCGGCTGCGCCGATCTTCCACCGTCTCCATCAGCAAGTCATTCAACGCATCCTCGGCCACCTTCAGGCGACTCTCGGCCGTGGCCTTGCGCTTTGTGTCCGAAGCGATTTGCAGGGACTGCTTGACGATCTGACGGATGCGGTCATCGGGGCTACGAGAAGCCCGCCGAGTTGTGCCATAGCCACTTGAAAAGAAATTCACGATGGCCACCACGAGGCCAAGCGCCGCCCCTAGCCATAGCCACCACATCACGCGCCCTTCTTCAGCATCGACCTGACCTCGGCACGCGCCGCCTTGATGTCCAGTTCTGCTGTTCCCGAATACCGATATACCAGGCCATCCAACACTGCCAAGAAAGTCTCATAGGGCAGGCTGGTTTTGGCCTTGTGTAGCTCATCACCGAGCACGCTGGCGAGCACGCGCACCCGCAGCACCTGCGCTGCCGACGTGGTGTGTTCTTCACCACGCCGAATCCCCCGCAATACATAACCCACATCCACACCTGGATGTTCGGGCGCAACCGCCAACAGCTTCTCTTCAGGAAAGACCTCACGCCTCTTTCGCTCCGCGAAGGCGGTCTTGCTCATACCCAGAAAGTCCGCGACTTCCTGGTCTTTGCTGACCCGCAACTCGTGCTTCAGGCGGTCAAGCACCTCTGAAAAATTTCCCATTTCATCCTCTTGATAAGTTCAGATATATGGATTAAAGTTCACATCAAGTTCATATGAAAGGACGCCGCCATGACTCCCGAACAAATCAAAGCCAGGTTCCGCGCCAAGGGGGAAACCATCACCGCCTGGGCCAAGAAACACGGCTACAGCCCGCACTACGTCTACTTCGTACTCAACGGACAGAGCAAAGCCCGCTGGGGCAAAGGCCACGAAATTGCCGTGAAGCTGGGCCTCAAGACCGAAGCCTGAATTTTCACATGCTGCCAATCATTTTCAAAGGAGAAATTGAGCCGTGAGCACACCAACCAAGACCAGCCAGACCGCAGCCAAGGTGCTCGACGTTCTGGCCGCGCTGCTGGGCCACTTCGCCCACGGCCTGACGCCCACCGATCTGTCGAAGGCCACCGGCCTCGACCCCAGCGCCATCACCCGCTACGTGGCCACGCTCGAAGAAAAGGGCTTTGCCGAACGTATCCCGGAGACCGGCCGCATCCGCCCCTCGGTGCAGTTCGCACGCCACGCCGTGGCCGTGCTTCGCAGCCTCGACGCCGCACGCGAACGCATCGAGAACATCCAGTCACGCCTCACCAGCCAGTAAGGAGAAGAACATGGCCCGAACCGCCACCAAGACCGCCGTTGTCGCCGAGGTCGTCGCCGACACCGACCTGCCCGGCTTGCCCACCGCCGTCGCCGCCGCCAACCAGCTCGCGGTGATGCAGACCAAGCAGGAAGCTGCGGCGCAAGCCATCGCCACCGAGATCGGCTACGAAGGCACGCTGACCATCGGCGCGCTGGAGGACGAAATCCGCTTCTACCAGCGGCGCACCGTCGAATCGCTGCTGGAGCTGGGAAAGCGCCTCCTGGTACTGCGCGAGCTGACGCCGCACGGCGAGTTCGAGAAGCGCGTGGAGTTCCTCGGCTTCAGCTACAGGTCGGCCGCGCGCTTCATGCAGGCCGCTGCCAAGACGGCCAAATCTGCCAATTTGGCACTTTTGAGCACGCAGGTGAAAAGCGCCAGCGCCTTCCTGGAGCTGGTCACCCACGACGATGACGTGCTGGAGAACCTGAAGGACATCGACGACATCGACCGCATGAGCGCGGGCGAACTGCGCAATGCCATCCGCAGCCTGCAAGGCGACCTGGAAGCCAAGGATGCGGTGCTGGACAAGACGCAGAAGAAGCTCACCAACCTCCAGGTGCAGCTCAAGAAGAAGGTGGTTGCCGACACGGACTGGCCCGATGCGCTGGAGCCGGTCTCCGAACAGGTCGCTGCCGCCGGTCGCAAGCTCGCCCAGGCCATCAGCGAGCTGGAAACCTGCCGCATCACGCTGTTCGAGGTCGCGCAGGAAGTCCCGGATGAGCAACGCCCGAAGTACGACGCGGCGCTCGCCCACATCGCCGAGGTGTACGAGCAGG